GGGATCAGACTCTGCGCGGTGCAGAGCGCGAAGTTGTCGAAGTTCTCGCCGGGCTTCTCGACGGCGCCGACGACGGTCTGGTCGAACTTCTGCGCCAGAGCCAGCGGAAGGCGGGCGACGAGCGCGTCGTAGAGGCCGGCGGCGTCGCGGCGGAACTCGTCGGAGAAGGGGACGATCACGGCCAGCTTGTAGGCCTGCATGAGCTTGGTGCTCAGGCCGGGATTGCTGACGGCCTTGGCGCCGGTCTCGGCGACCCAGGCGGCGGACGGATCGGACGTGATGACGGGGATCTGGACGCCGCGGCCGGGCAGCGGGATCTGACGCGCGAGCTGCATGACGGCGGACGCCTGCTGCGTCTTCTGCATGATCTCCTGGCTGACCTCTGCGGGCAGCGTGATGTTGGTGCGGTTGGTAGAGATGCCGGACATATCAATGTCCTCCTTTCAAAAATTCAAAGATTGTCTTTTGCCCACTCCGCGAATTTGTCGCGGGTCTGGACGGTTCCGCCGTGGCCGGCCTCTCCGCCGTCGTGGACGTTCGGATAGCTTCCGGCCTTGGCGAAGGCAAGGATCGCGTCGGCCTGAGCCGTGCAGCTCTCCTCCGTCTCGCCGGTGAGCAGATTCGCCGGGACCTTCTTCTCGCCGGAGACCTTCTCCCGCACCTGGCGGACCGCCTCCGCGTGCTTCATGCCGTTCAGCTCGGTCTGCAGGGCCGCGAGGGCGTCCTGCGTCTCCTTGAGCTTGTCCGGCTGCCCCGCGGCGCCGTCCTTGAGCTTCTGCAGCTCGCTCTGTGCGGTCGTGAGCTGCGCCTTCAGGCCGTCCAGCTCGCTCTTGGCGTTGTTGATGTCGGTTCCGTTGATGCCCATGAGCTTGTCGATCTGCTCCTTGGTGGCCTCCGGCCAGATGTCGGTGATGTCGCTGCGTTTCATAGACTCAGTCCTTTCTTCGGTTACGCTTTTTTACGAGGTCGCATCTCATACCGTCGCGTTGTGACGCCCGCCGGCGAAATAACACGCATTTCTGCGGTGTTTGCAAATCAAAAAAGCCGAAGCCGATCTCCGTTGCGTAACGGTTCATCGGCTCCGGCTCTCAAAGCGCTGGCCCTGTCTCTTGCTGAATTAATAGATATACTGAACATGTCCGCGGACGCTCTCCTTGAGCTCCCGGACCAGCTCCTCGTCGTCCCAGAAGTGCGCGCGGGCGATGTAGCCGCGCCAGGGGGAGAGGATGCTGCCGCCGATGATCCAGTCGACGTGCTCGACCAGGTTCGGTTTGAGGTTTTCAACAGTTTCACGGCCGTGCCGGTCCAGGAGGAAGGTGCGGAACATGTCGTCGTCCATCTTCCCGGAGGAGATCCAGATCGGATAAAGCCCGCTCGTCCGCCCCGGCCCTTCAAACCACGCCGCGCACTCGCGCGCATAAGCGTCCGGGATCCGGAGGCACTGGAAGCTGTGCCAGGCGTCCTCGACGCTGACGCAGCCGGTCTGCTGCGGGTCGTCCGTAAACTGCACGTTGCAGAAGCCGTAAACGACGCCGTTGTCGTGTTCCCGGCAGCGCTGCACGAAGTCGCGGCAGAGGAGGACGTCGTCCTGGATGTGCCAGGTCCCGCCGTCGCCGGTCCGGGCCGCGAAGGATTCCAGGCAGGCCCGCAGGTTGCCCTTGCCCTCGCTGTCGTTCCAGATCTCGATCTCGTCCGCACCCTGGCGCTCCAGCTCCGGCACGAGCCAGCCCTCGACGTACCACATGCGCTTAGGATAGGCGTGGATCAGCACCTTCATGGCGTTTCTCCCTTGTGATAGTAGCAATAGTCGTCCGCGGCCCGGAAAAGAACCTCCAGCCCCGGATAGCGCTCCGCGAAGTTTTCCGGCGTCAGGTCGTCCTGGATGTGCTTTTCGTAGGGGTTGCCGTAGATCTCGCCCTGGACGTACTCAAACGGCACGGCGACGATCATGTCGCGGCAGCGGGGCCGGGCGTATTCCAGGACCTTCTGCGCCTGCAGCACGGTCATGTGCTCGATCACGTCGCCGAAGATGATGAGGTCGTAGTGGTCGAACTCAAAGTTGCGGGCGTCGGCCTCGAAGATCTCCCGGTAGCCCTCCAGCCGCATCGCGTTGTCGTGGAAGGCCTCGACCGCGTCCATGTTCGGGAAGTCCGGCAGCAGCCGCCGCCAGAGCCCGTCGCAGGCGCCGACGTCCAGGATCTCCGCGTCCCGCGGGAACCAGGTCCGGATCCATGCGCAGATCTCCGGTTTTCCGAAATAATACGAACTCATTCAGCTCTCCCATCTGCTGGCATCCGGGAATTTTGCCCGGATGTATGCACCAATGGCGCCGTCCGCAAAGCTCTCCTCCGTCGTGGAGATGAATCGCTGTCGCTGCGTGATCGCCCAGGTGAACGCCTGAGCCGGGTGCTTGATCATGACGTCGGCGTTGTCCTCGCCGCCGATTTTGTAGAAGTTGCCGTAAAGCGAACGGGTGAAGAGGATCTCCGGATAGCGCTCCATGACCGCCAGCATCTTCGTCCGGTTGATCAGCATCGGCTTGTGGACCTCATAGTTGACCGTCCCGAAGCCCTCGCGCTCGGCCCAGTCGACCAGGATCCGCAGCTGCTCGGTCCAGTAGGTCACGCCGCCGGACCAGTATTCGACGTCCTCGATCGCGTCGGCCAGCCGGCCGTTGTACTGCTGCGGCATGTCCTCCGTGGTCGGCCGCATGACGAAAAAGTCGTCGTTGAAGAACCAGAAGTCCTCTGAGATCTCGTCGCACTCGCAGATGATCCTCATCAGCCGGTGCGTGTTTTCCCACTTTCCCGGGAGGATCATCTCGACCGGGACGAATCGGTCCGGCTGCAGCCCCTCCGGGCAGCCGCCGAAGATCCAGACCTTCCCGTGCGGGCTCCAGTGCTTCTCGACGGACCGCAGGGAGTAGCGCAGCTCCTCGTTCGGCTCCGGGTCCTTGACCATATAGACGATATCGAATTTTCCGTCAGGTCGGTCCGGCATCGGTCTCCTCCGCGGCCGAGCTCTCGCGCTCGACGCGCTTTTCGTAGTTGTCGCGCTTCTGCGCGTTGATCTCCTCGGCGTTCTCCGCGTAGAACTCCCGCCGCATCGCGTTGATCTTCTCCGCCGGCGTGCTGCCGTCGGCGGCGTCGTACATGGCTTTGTACTCCTCCGGCCGGTAGCCGGCGACGTTGGTCTTCTGGTTGAACCGGACGGCATAGGTGCAGTCGCAATTCGCGTGGATGTGCTCGGCGTGGCCGTTTTTGATCGCGTCCCGGCTGGCCCGCTGCCAGCCGCGGCTGGCCAGCGTGATGCAGAAGGCGCAGGTGTCTCCGCTGGGGATCCAGGCCCACTCGGCGCCGTCGCGCAGCGCGTTCCGCATGGTCGTGTCGACGCCGGTCTGCTTTACCAGCCGGCCGATGGCGTCGGCGACGATGTTCGCGTTTCCGCTTTTCAGCGTGCCGGTGACGGTCTTGGCCACCTCGCCCACGCTGGCTGTGGCTGCCGGCATCGCGGTCGGTACCGCGGCGCCGGAGGCGGCTGCGATCTCGTCGTACATCTGGCAGGCCAGCGCAGCGGCGCCTTCGCCGTACTTTTGCGCGACGGCGTAGGCGTACTCGATCAGCCGCTGCCGGTCGGCGTAGCTCTGGATCGGGTTTGCCGTCAGATAGTCCAGAATCTTCTGGGCCGCGGCCTCGTTCACGCGCCGGAGCTTCCGGATGAACGTCTGCCATGCTTCGGCTGTGATATCCATATCAGAGCCCCAGCTCCGCGATCAGCGCGGTCCCGCGCGCTCTGGCCTCCTGTGCGCGGATCCGGCGGATGTCCGCCGGTCCGAAGCCGACCATCTCCAGGAAGGTGTCGGTCTCGGCGAAGCCCTGCCGGGAGCTCGCGATCTTGATGGCCGCGTCGGCCGTGACGGCCACGCTCGGCATGGCCGGATTGCGGAAGTGCGCGACGACATCGCGCTCCTCCTCGGTCAGCTCGTCCAGCGTGGCGCTTCTGGCCACGGCCAGCGCCATGAGCGCGATCGTGCGCAGACTGTTCCCGTTGCCGCGGTTCAGCTGCTCCGCCGCCGCGATCAGCGTCTGGCTCTGCGCGATGATGGCCTCCGAGCTCGTCGGGTTCGCGTCATTGACGACGCCGGTGTCCGTGACGGTCAGGCCCGTGGCCGCGGAGAACTGCGTGGCCAGGATCCGGACCATCTCGACGTGCGGGGAGATGTTGCCCTGCGTCAGCTGCCCGAAGGTCGGCTTCTCGCCGGTCTCCGGGTTCGTCGTCGACGCCAGGATGCTGCCGACGTACTGCTTGAACTTCTGGTTGATCAGGGCGTCGTATTGATCGTCCGTGACGCCCAGCAGATACTTCTGCGGGCTCGTGGCGAACTCCAGGCCGATCGTCGCGTTGGCGATCGTTCGGACGTAGCCCTGGATGAGCCGGCGGATCGGCTCCTTGATCCGTGACCGGCCGAAGGGCTTGTCGCTGGTGGCGTTCCAGATCATCGGCTCCATCAGCGGACGGCCCATCTTGTGCGGGAAGCTCTCCGCTGTCCAGCTTTGGCCGTTGCGGCGCAGAACGATGATCGCGGCGTCGGTGTAGAAGTTGATGATCGACGGCGTCCATTCGTTGTCCTTGGAATCGTCCGGCGCCGTGTCGATGATCGCGAAGCCGCAGTCGATCCGGCCCTTCGCGCCGTTCCAGAGGCCCGCTGCCGTCTGTGGGGAGTGAAAGCGGATCTTGCAGCCGATGTCCGGATCCGCGCTCAGCGTGGCGAAGGTGCAGCCGAGCTTCAGCTCGTCCCGCGTGGCCGGCATGTACTGCTCGATCAGTCGGTTGTCCGCGACGAGCTTCTCCAGCGTCTCCACCGGCTCGCCCTGGATTCCGACGAAGCCGTCGAACATGCTCCGCGCCGCCAGGACGTCCACGCATTTCGCGCCCCAGGCGCAGCCGATCTCCAGCCCGTGCATGCCCTGCGGCAGCGCGATGCCGAGATTGACCTCGCCGAGGGAGATCTTTCCTTCGTAATATTTATTCTTTTGCGTGTTTTTCGACAGGTGGCTGTCATAGACATTCAGCAGCTCGTGCAGCTGCTTCCGTTCCTGTTCGCTCAGCCCGGCGATGCTGTCCGGGTTCATCTTCAGCGCCATTCAGATTCCTCCATGTCCTGCCCGGTTTTGATCACGAAGCCGGGCCCGCAGTTTTCGCACTCCATGCTTTTTAACGGCGTGCCTTCCGGCCAGACGCCGATCCATCGCTTGCCGCAGCGGACGCAGATCAGCTCCGCGACGCAGTGCGGCAGATTGGTCTCGATGGGGATGATCGTGTTTTTCAATCTGCATCCTTCCGTTTTGGCTCCCTTGTGTAAAGGGAGCTGTCGCCGCAGGCGACTGAGGGATTGTTCTATCCGATCCGCATCTTCCGCGTCGGATCCCGTTTGCTCGTCTTCGCGCCCCAGAGCGCCAGCGCCGCGGCCTCGATGGGGATGCTGTTCTCGCCGCCGAAGCCCCAGCCGCCGCCGATGGGCCGCTTCACACTCGTGACGGCGCTCTCCCGGAGCGCCGGCTGCCCGGCGAACCAGGTGACGGTCTGCTCGTTCACGGCGTTCACGATCGTGCTGACCGCCGCGATCACGTCTCTGGAGCTGGGCCGGATGACCGCGCCCTTCGCCTTCCAGGCGTCCTTGATATCCTCCACGAGCAGGTCGGCGCCGTTGCGGCCGTCGATGACGACGCAGCTGGCCGCCTTGCTCCGCTCGTTGATCCATTCGGCGAGCCAGGCGATGCCGCGCCCGGTGGGCCGGCGCTCGATCATGGAGATCCGCGCTGGACCTTCCGGCGGGATCACGGCGCCGCAGAGGCAGACCTCCGCGCCGTCGGCGCTGAATTTCACGCCGTAGGCGGTCTTTCCTTCCGGCTTCGGCGCCTCGCTGCGGCAGGCGTCCCATGCGTCCGCCGGTATGGCGTAGTCCGCCTCCCGCGTCAGCACCGGGCTCCACCAGCCGAGCCGCTCCCGGGCGAAGCCGTCCGGGCTCTGGGTGCTCAGCTCCTCCGCCGTGAACTCCTCGGTCAGGCGGATCCCGAGCGCCGGGTTGCTGGCGTACCAGACCGCCGGATCGTCCAGCTTGATGGCGTCGACGCTCTCGGCCTCGACGCTCCACTCGTGCCAGGCGTCGTGCGCGCCCGGATCGGCGAGGCAGGACGCCCGCCGGCGCCGGAATACCATGCCCGGTGCGCCGGGGTAGGGAGGGGTCCCTGTGTAGATCAGCTGCCGCGTGCCGGTCGTGCTGGCCGCCAGCGTGGCCATGATGGAGTCGACCTGATCGTCCGTCAGCTCCTGGGCCTCGTCGAAGACGACGCGCGAAACGCCGTCGAAGCCGCGGGCCCGCTGCCTGGATCTCGTCGAATACTCGATCCCGCCGCCGTTGGTGAGGTAGATCGCTTCCTCGCCGTTTGTGTAACGAATATCCCGGACCTGCGCGAAGATCTCCGGATGCCGCCGGTCGGTGAACATGGCCTCCAGCCGGCGGAAGCTCTTTTTTGCTGTGACGACCTGGTGGGCCGTGTGGAGGATCTGCTCGCCCTTGACGAGCAATCCGTAGAACTCGACGGCCTCCAGGCAGACGTTTTTCCCGTTCTGCCGGGGGACGGCCAGCCCGGCGCTGGTGACGGAGTAGGCGCCGGTCTCGTCCCGGCCGAGCCAGCAGTCGATGATCGTCCGCTGCCAGGGATCCAGGGGAACGCCGTAGGCGGCCATGAGCCGCGCCGCGCCGTCGCCGTCGGTGGAGGATCTGGGCGGCTCGACGCGGATCCTGGGCGTCTGGCTGCCGGTCATGCGTACTTACTCCGGACCTCGTCCAGGATCGTCAGCTCCGGCGTCCGGTCGTTCTGTTCTTCTTCCGCCGGGACCGGCCGGCCTTTCAACCGGGCCAGCGCCTTCGGCGTCAGGCCGAGCGCGTCCTTGATGGCGAGGATCTGGCGCCGCAGCGTCATGATCGCGTCGAAGGTCCTGTCCGTCGCGGCGGGGCCGCGTCCGTTCTTTTCGACGGTTTGGCAGCCGTCGTCCTTCCAGCGTTTGGTGAGGCGCTGGAGATCCCGCTCCATGATGCAGAGGGTGTGGATCTCCGGGTCGAAGATCTCGTCGTAGATGCCGAGCCGCTTCATCTGCTCGGCGTATTTCTGCTCCCTGGTCACTGGGAGGCCTCCTTTGCTCGCGCGATCCTTCCGCGGTCTCGTGCGCGGCCCGCGCCCGGATTCTTTCCCGTGCTTTCCCGGCCCTTCCCGTTTCCCTCGGGGGGATTTCGGCGCT